CGTGCTTCATTGCCGCTACAGCGACTTCATACGCTCTAGGGTGCCCAGACTCCTGTGCGACCTCTAAGGCACCGTTAACCGCCTCCTGCCCCTTGTCTATGAGACTGTATAACTCACCCCTGGTATATTCGTAATCTTTCTCACGATCGTCCCTATCGACCTTAGGCGGCACGGGTTTAGATGGTTTGCTCTCAACCACCTCCGCATCGATATTAAGGATGTTCTCCATGTTTTCTTCTAAGCTCATAATCAGTAGTAGGTAATACCTTCGTTAAATCCGAAATCATCATCAGCAGTTACCAACGCATCATCTGCTGCGTTAACTACACCATCGCCATTCTTATCCTCAGTTGCCTTAGGAGAATATGTACGGGTGACTGTTCTGCGACTGACGTTAAGATCTCCAATAGAGTCGTTGATAATAGCAGTGCGAATGATACCAGCATTGCTATATGGACCGTATAGATATGACTTCACACTAAACTGTAGTGTGTAAACAATATATCTACGATTGAGGAAACTATCATCCCACTCATCCTCGTAACTAATATTGTTTAGAACAATAGGAACGTCACGTTTTTCATCCATGTCTGATATGAAATTAATTGTGACTGAGAATGATGGTTGGAAGTACGGCAAGATCTGCTCTACAATTTGCAGTGCTTCGTCTTGTGACTTAGCAATTACTCCTAGTTCAAAATTAAAATTGTATGGAACTGGGACGTACTGACTCTTTACCTCATCACCATCATCATTGATGATTGTTTTATACTTCTGAGTTGGTGGTGTCTTTCTCTGAGCATCATAATCTAGACCCTGCATCTCAAAGTATAGACGTGGCAGAGTAATAGCAACTTTATTATCTGCTCCTGGGTTTTGCTCTAGTCTTGTTAGAAACTTATTCTTGGGACCATATGCCAGAGGTACTTTCTCTACCTCTAATACATTGCCAGTAGTTGGGTCTTTTTTCTGCAACTCAATGTTGTTGAAGAGAGTACCAAAGGCAATAATATTCCTTCTAATAGTTTCGTTGTAAAAATGTGACCCTAACATTAGATACTACCTGTAAAGTTTCCTGCTTCACCGAATGGGTTGCCTTCACTCCAGTCGATAATATTATCACCTTCGTCTTCGATTTCCCTATTTTGGTCGTAGGCAGTGGATACATTATTTAGAGTGTCAAATGTCTCAGGACTCCACTTAGCACCAGAAGTTAGACCTGTTATTGTTTCTGCGGTAGTGAACGTTCCAGTTCTGTTGTAGACTTGGAGAGCTCTGGTTGCGCTATCCCAGGACTTGACTTCTGCTCTGTTATCTTTGGGGGAGTAATCAATGACGACAGTAGGTACAGAACTGTACCCACTACCAGGACTTGTGATAGTAATGCCGTTAACAATGCCAGTGCTACTAACTGTAGCAGTCGCTGTAGCACCATTTCCTCCGCCTCCAGAAATAGTTACTGATGGTGGTGTAGCAACCTTATAGTGTGATCCACCATCTGTGATTGTAATACCAGAAACAGCATCACCAGTAATAGCAGCAGTTGCTTTTGCTAAGAACTCATCACCAACAACTTCTTCACCTACTGTAAAGTCTCCAGTGCCACCAGGATCCATGAAGAGTTTAATAGCAGATGCATAAACCTCTTCGACAACATCGATCTCTGCAACACCAGTATCAAAGTCATCACTGCCAACCTCATAGATCTCAGCAGTCATTGAATAATATTGAATTTTTCCAAACTGGTAGAATGGTTGTTCTCTTTCTACAAATTTGATTTCATACAAATCTTTTGTCAATGGGAAGTATAGAAGGTCTCCTTCATTAGGTCTTCCATCAACAGTTAGTGTTGGATTATTAGCTGCAACAACTTCATCCCATCTGCGTGTGGATACACGGAACTTTACTTCATCTGTGACACGCAATCCAAACTTGCTAATGAACTCTGAAGTCTCACCAAATCCTTCTACATTAGAAAGCAGCATTTCTACTTGGAACTGCTCTTGATATTTTGAATAGACAATATCGTCTAGCGTATTATCCTTGAGGATAGTACGTGGTAGATAGTAGATATCAGATCCAAACAGTTTAATCTGCTCATCGACCAGATCCTGGTATAGGGTCTGTTCGTCTGAATCTCCTTGGTAGTAAGTTGGAAAGTAAGGACTAGTAGGCATCTTATCCGATCATATCCATAGGTGGGATGGCGTACTTACTGAGAACTTCGCTCTCGATTTTCTCAATCTCGCCCAGTGCATCTTCATAAATTTGTCTGCCATTAAGTGTAACACCACCTGGCAGTTGAACGTTGTTGTACTTAATTAGATTCATGCCCCACATTTTCTTCATCAATGCAGTAGCATACTTCTTGACAAACATATCATTGTACATTTCAGTAGCATCATTTGGATCGATCAAGCGGTGTGCCTCAATCAGTAGATGCTGTCCTTCCTGTAAGAAGTCCTTGTCGATATCTAAGTACAAACGATCACGACGTTGTGTATATCTAAACTGTTGGAAAGATCCATTATTTAAGACCATATCCAAAGTTTCTAGATATTGCTTGGTCATATAGTAGTTCAGAATATCTAGAGATCCAAAAGCATATAGATCATTTAAGAAAATCTGATATTCAATACCAAACAGATTGGAACGAATGGAGTTACCAACCATTCCAAAAACTTTACTGACACCTACAACGTGATCTGGAATAGGAATAAAATTAGTTGTTTCTTCCCAATTAGTAGTTCCAGTTGTTGTTGTGACTTCGGCAGCGAGTCTAGTTTTATCGTCAGCGGTGATTGCGTGTGTGAGATAACACCTCTCCATACCGTTGTAACAGTTCTCTTGGAAGAACTGGAACGTGTCATCAATAACGTTATTTACCTGCTCGTCATCAATGTTGACTTGTAGGACAGGCTCACCAAGCTGTCTCTTACAATATGTGATGAGTTCAGCTCTTGAATTTGGAGATGCCATTACACACAAAAATCCCTTCTTACCTATTTAGGAAGAAGGGATCTGGGATTATTCTGCTGCTGCTTCTTCTGGTGTCTGTGGAAGATCAGAAGGGGGTTGATCTTCTAGGAGACCCAAGGTCTCAAGACCACCAGTCAGCTTCAGTTTGTATTCTTTTGCTTTGACTAGGTTTTCTTCTAGTTCTGCAATTTGCTTTTCTGTAGAAGCAATTTGCTCTTCAAAATTCTTCTTAAGTTGTGCAGGATCCATAGTAATCAGAGGAATGATATATCAATCAATATTTATTCTATCACAAAGTAGTGTCAATATCCAAATCTGGTTCGGGTTCCTTGTCATGAAGTTTGATAATTTGATCTACCATGTATGCAAGTTGACCATCAACGGATAGTCTCAGTTGCTTCACTCTTCTCGTGAACTCATCCAATTCAATATCTCCTGCCTTTAACTCAATTGCAAGATCATAAGCTGCCTTAGCAACAGTTTGTGCTTCTACAGTACCAGAAGTTCTCAGTGGTTTAATGTAGTGGATGTAACTACTCCACCCACTTCTCTCACCGAGTCTGCGATTTCTGATGAGTTCTTTTTCCTCATCAGTTACACTTAAAGCTCCTCTTCTCTCTAAAAGGAATAAGTATTCTTCAGGAGTCATCTTCATTGTACCCAGATCTCCGCTCTCATAGTTCTATTTACACCAGTAGTGCCTTGACAGCAGTAGATATGATCTCCTGCTGATGCACCAGAACGCTGGACACCAATACCACCAGAAACATCATTAGATCCTTGGTTACCTTCGTTGTTCCAACCAAATCCCCAACGGACTCGGTTGCTACCATTTCCTCTGTAGTTAAATCCATACCACTGGAAACCATTTTGGTTGGAGAATCTGGAACCTTGCCACATGCTCTGACCACGAGGGTTGCTAGACAATTGTTGCTGACTTTGCAATCTGGAAAGGCATGTAGATCCTGTACCCTGTCTCCATGTCCATCCAGTGTATGGAACAGAAGACTGACCACCATTACTACCCAAGTCTGGGAACACAGCGCACATTGTGGATGCGTTGTAGTAGTTGAAAACGTGGTTCTTATGGTCACCATCGTTTCTATTCAACTGAGTGGTGGCATTATAAGTATTTGACTGAGACCAGTAAGAGTTATTGTAGTTGAAAGTATTTCCTCTAGTACACTTCCAAGCAAGCATCCAACCACCGCCACCTAGGTGATTGCTTCCCATAGCGCAATAAACCTGAGTAGCACCAACAGTGGGAAGAGAAATCCAGTAAACACCATCAGTTGCTGCTGGGTTTACTGCAAGAATTGCTGCTGCAGATGGTGCTGCTTTTTCAGCAGATGATCCATCGATCTTAGATCCACCAAAACCAGACCACTCATTTCCATCATAAACTTCTGCAGACTCCTCTTCGGTATTAAATCCAATCATACCGATCTGAGGACTGCTAGGTCTAGTAGAGTTGGTCCATCTTCTGATTCTAAGATTTCCAGTGACATCGCATGTGCCATTAGAATCAACGGATAACGAGTTGTTACCCTGTAGAGATGAAACCCTGGTTACGTTAATCTGTGACATGTCAATTAGGGTATACTTCTGCGATTGCGAGAATCATGTGGTTGAGAGCTTCTGCTTGGATTCTCTCTGGTGTATCTTGATTGTAATTAGCCAAGAAACCAGGGGAGTTTGCAAAAGATCCCTTATCATACTTACCGAGTTTTAAATCATTTACTCTGTCTAGCAAATCATTTGCAGACTTCGCAATGTAAGCGTTTGCCGCTTCCTTTTTGATTTTCTCGATATTCTCTACATATTTATCTGTATGTTTCTTGCTCATCTCTTTACGACTTCTGAGCATCTCATACTCGTCCTCAGTAATGTCTAAGTAATACCTAGACTTTCTGAGTTCAATAATATGTTTGTATTCTTCTTCTGTTAATTCTACGTTCATCTTACGTAAATCTCCACGCGAGCGTTTCTTCTCATGCCAGTACGGTTTTGGCAACAACCAACAGCATCACCAGCAGACCATCTAGATCCACCACGATACTTCATACCAATACCACCACCGACATCATCACTACCCATGTTGCCATTAGGATAGAGACCGCCGCCATTTTCATTCCAACCAAATCCCCAGCGAGATCTTGTGTCTGTACCGTTAGACCTGTAGTTAAATCCATAGAATCTAACGTCATTCTGAGTGCTCCAAGGATTACCCCAACCACTAAAGTTCAGAGCGTCTCTGATGAAGTATCTATCAACAGTGCTAAACAAACTCCTTAGTGTAATTCTATTTCCACCATAGAAATTATTTTCCAACCATGTCCAGTTTCCTAGGCCACCAATACTTCCACCAGATCCAATGTCAGGCCAGCGTGCAAAAATATCTTTTGCATTGAAGTTGTTAAATGATGCAAACTTTGCGTCTCCATCATTTTGGTTATTAGCACTAGTATTCAAGGTGTTTCCATTTGTCCAGTAACCAGAGTCATACTGGAAAGTACCGCCTCTAGTTGCTTTCATTGCCATCTGCCAACCACCTTGGTCATATGCACTATTCATGATGCAATACAGTTGGGTTGGACCAGCACTTGGAAGATCGATCCAATAAACACCATCACCTGCGGATGGGTTTGCTAACTTAATATCGTTAGCGGATGGTGCTGCTTTGTCAGCAGACGATCCATCAGGAGCAGATGATCCACCTGCTTCTACCCACTCAGTTCCATTGTAAAATTCTAGAACTTCATTCTCTGTATTATAACCAAAAGATCCTGTTAAATTAGCGGGACGACCTGCTGTCGTCCAGGTAGGAACTTTAAATCCACCATTAATTTGAAGGGTTTGGTTTGCGGGAACAATGACGGTGTTGTTTGCCGCCAGTCCTCTTAGTTCTCCAACACTTAAACTACTCATTAAATTACGCTCCAGTTAGATCCGTTAGAAATAGTGACTGTATATCCATTATTTATAGTCACAGGACCAGCACTCATACAAGATTTGCTTGCTGGAATTGTGATGTTTTCCGCAATTGCTTGACGGTTTGCCTTAATGATACCGTAAGTATCTAGGTACATAACGTCTTGATTAACTCTTAGTGTACCATCAACGTTAACGTCACTGCCAACATCTAGATCATAACGTGGGTTACCACTTCTGTTAATACCAACTCTGGAGAGTCTGTAAATATCAGAACCATTAGGTGCTTCTGTCCATCTGGAAGTAACGAATGGTTGGTTGTTCTGGTAAACAAGACCATTGACGTTGAAGTTACCTTGGACGTTTAGACCGTAACTAACAGTAGATCCAGTAGCGGTGCTGCTGGTATTGGTGGTTCCAATCGAAACTCTATTAGTGCCACCATTAATTGCAATCGCAGGAGTAGAGTTCCAAGATGTTCCACCATTGTTGGTAGATGCTTGGATAGTAAAGATGTTGTTACCAACCAGCTGGTTACCAATTCTGAAGTTTCTGTAGGAAGAAGAACCACGGAATACTAGTGGAGCACCAGAGTTATCGTTGTCAGTATCAATAGTGATCTGATTTTGTACAATCAGTGTGTCATCAATGTATGCTGTACCATCAACGTGTAAGTTGTAAGATGGATCTGTTACACCAATACCGAGAGATCCTCCTGCAGTACCAACCAAAGACATAATGTGGTTGTTTGGTGCATCGCCAGCACCTTGTCCAGGTTGCCATGTGTAGAAGTCAATAGCATTTCCGTTGCCAGATCCACCACTATTGTGGCGAGTCTTAATTGCGTGCTTGTAGTTCTGAGATGCGTTATATCCCATGAAGACCTGGGATGTACTAAACACATTGGAGTTGTTACCAGATCCAAGATGTAGTGCTGCTTTTCCTGCCTGACCATTTCCAAATCCATCGATTTGGAGTTTGACATTAGCATTGGTTCCGCCAGTGCCACCAGAAATTCTAACGTTATTGTTAGAAGCATCTACGAATAGAGTTCCGCTGTCAACCGTGAAGTCACTGGCAACAGTAGCAGTAGAAAGCATACTTGCTGTTCCACTTACGCTGAAGTTAGATCCACCACCAGTAATGGTTAGTGAACCTGTCATTACATCACCAGCCTTCAAGACGTTTAGTGATGCAGAACCAGTTAGGTTTGCTGTGATTGTTCCAGCAGAGAAGTTACCCGAAGAGTCACGAATAACAGCAGTGGAAACAATGTTTGGAGAGTTGAATGTAACGTTTCCAGTGTTCCAGATCTTGTTACCATTGATCGTAAATCCATCAGCGTTGGCAACCTGAGCATTCAGGGTTCCAGAACCATCAGTAGAATTACCACCAGTTACGACAAGAGCAACGTTATAGTTAGCTGCTAACTGAGAAGAGTTGAAGTAGATACCAGGAGAAGAAGAGTTACCATCTTTTCTACCCAGTCTGAGGTTACCAGTTCCACTATCACTTTCAAGTGTTGCTACTTGGAATGTGTTGTCATCTTCGATTGCGAAGTCGTGGAATGTAACTCTTACACTTGCAGTACCAATTTGCAGAGCACCAACGAAGTTACCTGCAGTTAGTCTACCAAAGATTAGTGTGTAATCTTCTGTTGGGTCAGAGACGTTATTGGTAACGATGTTGTCAATCGAGATAACACCAGTTGCCTGAGCGTTTGCGTCATACAGGTTGACAGTTTGACCAGGGAGGAATGGAGTTCCACCTAGGACCTGACCAGAAACATAGATCTTGTACTTAGAATCGCCAGAGAAGGACTTGATTGTGATGGAATCACGGATAACACCTGCACTCTGGAAACTTGGCATTCTGTTATCAGATAGTGTGCCATAGTTGATATTAAGAGCATTCTGATACCAAGTGCCTTGTCTGTTATCAAGTCTGTCTGCGTCTAGGTCAGAATCAATACCATCGTTATTAGATGTCCAGACTTTACCCCATGTACCGAAAGTAGTGACTCCAGTTCCAGAACCACGGAGATACATGTTATCGTTATCGGTGAATGCAAGTTGTCTTACACCACCAATTGCGGTTAGACCGCTACCATCTGCTCTGAGAGTAAGAACCATGTTTTTGGTTCCACCATCATTCAGTTGGTTTGCACTGTTGTTAATGGTGTTGGAAACAATACCAGTAACGAAGTTGTTTGGAGTTGGGTTAGAAGTTGGGTTGTTAGTACCAGTGATAAGTCTAATCGTTCTAACTGACTGACCAGAAATATCAATGTTGTACGTACCAGCGAGTCTATCCGTAGGAACTCTACCAGTCTGTAGGTTATCTGCGTTGGTATAGAAACTAGAGTCTGCACCGTCTAGGAAGTCAGCATCAAGACCAGATCCAGAACCAGTCTTCAGTTCGATAGAACCGTTACCTGCTGTGCCGATGTTAAACTGAGATTTCTTGAATCTAGAAACACCTAGTGTGCCATACAGGTCAGCAGAAACTGTTAGGTCAGTAACTCTTTGTACGTCAAGGGCAACGTTTGCATACTGTCTAAGAACGGTAGATAGTTTTGCTTTTCCTAAGAAGCTAGAACCAGAACCAATCTCAACTGGAGCAGAAGAAATGTCAAAGTCAGCAGCGTAACCACTGCCACCATCTGTAACGACTACAGATGTAACAGCACCACCAGAAACAATGACGTTGCACTTAAGTCCACTGCCAGGAGCACCACCAGTAATAGTTAAGTCGAAGTATTGACCATCGGTATAACCACTACCACCGTTAGCGATGATGACGCTATCTACGAAATTGCCTTGAGTATCTGTAGAGTCAAACGTGATTGGAGAAGAACCACGCTCGAATTCAATGATTGTTCCTAGAGGAATCGTAGCAGTTAGTGGGTTGTTCAGAGAAATTGTTGTCTGTCCGCCAACCGTAATAACACCAGTAATGTTAGTGTTTTGTTGAATACCACTTACAGTGTTTTTAACTGCATGACCAATCAGAACGTTTGCGTTCGTTGCCATTACAAGTTGACTGGAACCAGAGTTTGCCTGAGCAGTCAACTTATCAAAGTATCTGATTTCAGCACCCTTGAGTGACTGTACTGCCTTAGCGTATGTCTGATCACCACGTAGGAATGTGAACGAGTTAGCAGCACCTGCATTAGCAAGTCTATCTGTCTCAATAACACCAGATGTAATATCGGATGCTGCAATCTGGTTGGAGGATAGCGATACCCAGTTATTATTATCACCAGAAGATGTATTGACAACTCTGCTGAGGTTTACGGTTACTGCTGGTGTATCACTGGAGTCAATGTTATCAGTATCCTGAATAGCAATGTTGTTAACAATGTCACCATATAGTCTGCTTTCGATTAAAGCATTACCTTGTGCTTGTGTTCCTTGTCCAGGAGGTGCAGAGAAGGTAACAGTTGGAGCGGAGGTGTAACCTTTACCACCTTTAAATCCATTGAATGTTACAATCTCTACAGCAACAACTTCTCCATTTGCAATGGTACAGGTTGCGGCAGCTGAAACAGCACCTAGTCCTTGTCCACCACCAGAGAATGTGATTGTTGGTGGTTGGGTGTAACCAGAACCACCGTTGGAGATTGTCAACTGATAAACAACACCAGTTCTATATTCAGTTGCCTGAACACGACCACCAGATACACTACCAGTGAAGATGTCGCCAATGGTAAACTGAATTGTAGGATCGACAGCGAATGCTAAGAACTGACTGTCTAGATCATTGTTAAGAATGAAGGACTGTGATGTATCCTGTTGGATCGCGATGTCACCAGCAAGTGCGCCTTCAATAGCAAGTCTTTCTGCTTGGTTTGCAACAGTGTAAACTTCAAATGGTCTTAGTGCTGGGATCTGGTCAATAGAAATCTTACCAGAGTCAGTCAATTCAACCAGTGCTCTAGGAACAGCGTTCGTAGAATATGGTTTGTTGATGAAAGGACCAAGGTTGTTAGTAATATAATCCTTGACTGCCTTTTGAGTAGGTAGTACAGAGTCACTTGTGGTAGCACCACCAAGTGTGTTATCTGCGGAGAATCCAGTAACAACAACGTCGCCACCTTTCAGTTTCAAGAACTCAACTTCAGAGATGGTAACCGTACCCGTGAAGGTGATAGCACCAGTTCTGTTCTCAATTCTAGCGAATGTACCAACCTTGAAGTCACCAAGTTCGTCAGTACCAGAGACGTATACACGACCGTAGTCTTCGGAAACTTGTTCAAATGCTTCGATCTTAGTACCACCGTTTTCAGGTAGTGCAAGATAGTTAGTACCAGAACCTGCAAATTCCCAGGTGTGGGAAGAAGAGTTAACGATAGAAGGTCTATGTAGTCTGATGGTAGCACCAGTGATAGATCCAATGGCAATTGGTTGACCAGTGGTTTTATCTTTGAGTGACATGCCACTGCCAACACCATCATCAATGGTTAGATCTGCACTGTTATCAGCAGCAACAGGTCCAACAGCATCAATAAAGTATTCAATATCTGGATTGACATTTTCGTATCCATCAATCTTAACAATATAGTGCTCTAGTGGCGCTCTACCTAAACCAGAAATACTAATGATAGTTCTGCCTGTTGGTGTTGCAGAGATGTTACTTACAGTACCAACGTCGAACGTATATGCTTCTCTACGGAAACCATTACCTCTTAGTGCGTTTAGACCGAAGTTTGTAGCAGAGTTGGTGATAGATGCATAACCACCAGTCTCACAAAGGACACCATCTGCACAGAAAATAACAAAGACCGAAACTAACTGGGTGTAACCATCTTCAATAACCTTATATCCTGTACCACCAAAGGAGACGATCGTGAATGCCGCAGCAACCATCGACTTACCCTGGTTGGGGAAGGTTGCAGTGCCGTCAAGTTCCAATCCAGGGAAAGGACAGTTGGGTTGCTTGACCTTAGAACCATCAATTAGAGCACCGCCACCACCTAGGAAAGAGATAACAGAAGAGTTCTGTGTATATGGTGATGCCTCAACGATAGGCAAATCATCAAACGTACCTCTGATAGCAGATCTGACATTCTGTTGATCTTGAATAAAGCTATCTGGATACGTGATAACTGGTGCAATATCATATAGAGTTCCAGTATTAATTGCAGTAGCTCCAGGTGCTGTACCATTTGCAGGATCAACAGCGTATTCTAAGATGCTATCATAAAGATCCATCAATGTAGTGATGGTAGATGCTACGTTAGAGCATGTTGGATTAGTTCCAGACTTAAGAATATTCCAATCTTCAAATTTAGGGATTGGAGAATTTAGTGCTGTAGGACCATAATTAATCAGAGTAGCATTTGCCTTTGCACTTACAAACGTATGTGCGACACCCGCAGCAGCACCTGCGTTTGGTACAGTACATGTTACTGTGGTTAATCCACCAGCACTTGATACGTTGGTAATTGCATAACTTTCACCATAGTTGGAATCAAACCTCAGAGGACTTGCGTGGTCTCCAGGTGTTCCGTTGTAGGTGCAGTTGAATACTAGTGCCTCTTCTGCAAAAGCGATTCTATCGCTGGTAGTTGGTGCTGTGGCTGGATCGGGGAATGTTACAGTTACTTGACCCGATGTGGAGTTATAAGTAGCACCCTGTGGTGTAAATGCAGCAACATTGCCATCAGACCAGTTACGCATTGCAGCGATTGCTAGATCTTTAACTTGCTGGAAAGCAAATCTAGTAGCTGGTAGTTCTGATGCAGGGACACCAACCAATGCCAAACCATCGTAGTAAAGTTCAGCAGCAGTTACTGTTCCTTTATTTCCACCCAATACCAAGTCTCTACAGAGATTGCGTAGAGTTAGTACAATATCTCTACGACACTTGCGTTCTTGAACGTTGTTAAGTGATAGAGATGGATATTGAACAAGTGCTGCTCTGTATGCTTCATCAGCAATCAAGTCTTTGTTCTTCTGAATCAGATATGCAGCATCTAGATATGTGCCAGTTGCATTATTGCTAATTACATCTACCCAGAGATAAGATAGAGTATCGATAGCAGCTCTTACATCATCACAATACTTTCCACTACCATTTGCTGATCCATCAGCATTCAGTAGCGCCGTAGAAGAGATAATCGTTGGATCGAAGTATCTTGGTAGAGAAGAATACTGAGGAGTGTATAGATCATCACTGAGAGTTCTGTTTCCAATCCTCCAGTTGCACATTGCGTAGATTGCTAGTTCTCTAGCAAATTCAAATCCACGAACGTTTTGCGTAATTTCATCTTCGATGAAACCAATTTGTGTTCCTACAATATACTTCTGTGCTGCTGTAAGAACGTTGAAGTTTGATCCAAACTCAAGGTCTCTTACGATAGCGTTGAGGAAGTGTACAACGTCTTGACGGCACTGCTCGTCGTTACCAGGAATAGAGAAACTTGGATATGTTTTCTGACCATCAGAACAGGACAGAAGCATGTTCTCGATCTTGATAACATCATCTTCTGTTAGAGATGCAACTGGATTGTTGGTTGTAACTGTAGCAATACCTGTTCCAGCATTGTCCCATACAAATCCAGTAACATTGTACGTGTTACCACCAAATGTTACTGTACCACCACTGACGTAAGTGTGAGTATCAAGAGTCGCATTAATTCCTAAGAAAATGTCGAAAGTATTACCACTGACGTTAAATGCAGCGTAATGATACTTTGCATATTCAGAGTTAATAAACCCAACAACCTCATCAGCAATGAAGTCTCTGTTGTTTCTGATTAACTGGCAAGCATCCTGATATCTTCTTTCTACAGGAGTAGACAGTTTAAATTTGTTTGGTGAGTTGAGTAGAGATAAAGTAACAGATTTGGAGTAAGACTTTACCGTAGCATTTTGTCCTGGGTCAAAGTCTGATACAGAGAATCCGTTGACTTTCTTTGGAATTACAAATCTTCTAGCACGACCATCAGCATCTTCGATGACCTTATAGATTCTTTGCTTACCATTCAAGAAAGAAATGTCAGGACTGTTATTAGTAGGCAGACCTTCAATTAGAATCTCTTGACCTTCTTTCAATTCGTGGGTATTAGATCTACCAACTAGAGCACTAGTATAGAAAACAATACCACCAAGGTCTTCTGAATTACCATATATGCCACTCTGGAAACCACCTTGAGAGACACTAGGATCGTTCTGTAGGGAGAAATCGATTCTAGAAATAGGTAGAGTTGTAGTTACATCTTCGTCATAAGATACAACCTCACCTTCAGCTCTAATCGATACAATGTCTGTAGAGTCAAATGTTTCTGTAGTTACAGTTGCATTGAACAAGTTGATCGTTCCATTTCCTGTAGCATCCCATGTTGGGGAGTCAAGGATAGGTACAACAGCAACATCCCAATAAGTTGGGGTATTCTCATCATCTGGTGTAATAGAAGCAACTTCGTAATAACCAGCAGTGAAGTAGGTATCTGTAGTATCGTCTAGATACAGATAAGTACCACCAGGGATGGTTGGTTCTGGATCTGTTCCAGTAAATCTCAGTTTGTTTTCTCCACCAACACCAGTACAAGTGAGGTTTGTAATTTGAGATCCAGTCGAACCAGAAAGAATATATCTAAATTGCTCACCAGCGATGAAGGAACCACTTGTTAGTCTTACATCAACATTACCATTGATGTATGCACTAGCACCTGTTGTTACATCAAAGTTAACTTCGATCAGTTTTGCTCTAGAACCAGTGTTAACACCAACTACTTCTAGACCAGTTACTAGTTGTTGTAAACCTGTATTTTGCTGGAAAGCAACACGGAATTCATCTGGACCAAAGATTTGGTGACCAATTGGATACTGTACACCAAAGTCACCATTGGTCTCATTATCGATCGTGATTCTTTGCTTGTCATCAAAGACCATAGCAAAGTCCCAAGTAGCAACTGGGTCACCGTTGGAGTCAATTTGGTCGCGATATGTAACACCAATAACGTAGTTCTTATCGCCAAACTTGAAAATGTGCTTGTTAGCATTTGCAGGTCTGATAATTACCAGACGTAGGTTGTCACCAACAACTGAACAGTCGGGTGGTAGAGAGATTGGGTTATCTTCTACGTAGTCACCACCAGAGACAACCAGTGTTTCTTTAACACCAGGAGTTGCCCATGCTAGTTGTGCTGCTTTTTTAATTGTACGAACAGGGTTAACTGCCGAACGACCGTCGTTCAGGTCAGAACCAATCTGTTCAGAAACGTAAATACGACCACCAACGTCATTCGTTGCTAGGTTGAGTACGTATTCTGTAGTAGCAATCTTGTCAGATCTATCGCCAAGTAGAGGTGTGATAGAACGTGGATAGACGCCAGCTTCTCCAGTCTCTTGGTATTTAAATGCATTTGGATCGTCTACACGGAAACCAATATGCTTGAAGTTAACTTCACCGTTAGCAACAATACCATCAGTGTGTTCTGGTGCTAATGAACCAGTCTCACCAGCATTTAGTGCTTGATAAACATTGTTACCAAAGTATCTGTAAGAGTTCTCCTGAATAATAACGTTGGGAGACCAGATAGTACCACTGCTGTTAACATAGGTCTTTAAGTTTGGACCTCTGAGTTCTAGGTCAGGGGTAACGAAGTTATCAATATCAAGGTTTAGAACTCTCGCCGTGTCTGAAATGATCGACGTTGACGTTCTAATAGCACCGTTGATATCAAGTTCAAAGTCAACAGTATCCAGTTCTGCTACAAGAGAAGCACCTTGTCCATTGCCACCAGTAACTGTGACTGTAGGAGCAGCGGTGTAACCAGATCCAGGATTGTTAACAGCAACGTTGATAACACGTCCGTTAAAGATAAACGCGGAAGCTTGTGCTTGTACACCACCAGGGGTAGTTGGCGGATCGATAGTGATAGTTGGAACTACGGTATATCCAGTACCACCAGAAACAACGTTAATGTTGTTTACTCGTTCTCCCGTTCTGTTAATACCAACACGAGGTAATCCAGTCGCAGCATCAAGTTCGGTTCTGACGATCTCTCTTTCAAGAGCACCAGTACCTCCCCTAATGGTTAGTTCATTATCACCGATGAGTTGTGGTTTTGAACCTCTAATAAACTCTTTATCGGAATTAATGTTAAAACTCATGGTGTCAACTATCTCCTGACCCGTTTATCCTAGTTTATATTTAGCATCACTGCCACTCGATACTGATAACCTCAGTAACTGCAACCCACTTAATATTGTTTGTTGTACCTGCTCTAGTTGTATTATAACTAAATCTGTTTGAGGACCCTAATGGTTGAATGTCCCACGTCTGTCCATCGGGGATGTCATCTTTGATAACCGTTCTCATGCTGGACAAAACAGTAGTGGCACCAGCAGCATCACAGAACAATGTAGACTCAATTTTTGCTGAGTAGACAGTGCCTGAAGCATTGACTCCCATAATGTGTCCAGTAATAAAATTGAGGGTGTCACTTTCAATGGTAATTTGTGTGCCATTAACATCCAGTTGAAGAACTGCTGTGTTTAGACCACGTAAGATGAATGTACGACGCGCACTATCCGTATACTCAGAGTTTTTAATTTCTAAAGTATTTAAATCCTTTGCGTTTCTTAATTCATCAACAATAACAGTCTTATCGATGGAAAATCCACCTGTTGAGTCAAACTTTTCTTTTGTAGTTGCCATTTTACTTCTTAGTGATGGTGGAGGTTACAGTAATATTTACCGTTTCAGTTGCTGCAACGTTTGAACCGATTGCAAGATTGAGTCTTACTTCATTAGCACCAGTAACTTCAAATGTTGGAACAATCAGTTGTGTGCCAGTTCTGATGTTGCCATATTCGGTGTGGAATACATCAGTGGTATTATCAGTAATGCCAAACTCAATAAACTCTTTGTCGCCAGTTGTAGTATTGTGAGCAACAATAACTGTCTTGGCTCCCATGGCAGTTGCTGTAGGATAAAGAACAGAGTTTGCATTATTTACAGTTCCTTGTGTCAAAGAAACTTTATCAGTAAGAATCTTGATATCATTAAGTTCAAATTCCTGCAAGTCACCATCAAAGACTTTGACTTGATTGATAGTTCCAGTTCCAAAACCTGTATTGAGGTATACATCACCTTGGTTGTCAAGTCTCAAGACTGGTTCAACAAAAAGACCACTGGAAAGTCCAATGTCAAAGTATTGCTTGCTACCATGCAAGAATGTTCTATCTACGGCGGTGTTGTCTAGCGTTGTTGCAGCACCATCAAATGTCATTAGAGATGCTGTAATTTCAAATTCATCTGAAGTGGATGAAACAATCGTATCTACTGTATCAAACTGCAACTCTGTAGTAGTCAGTCTTAGTGTATTGCTACCATCATTGTAGAAGTAGAGGACATTTTCATTTGCTCCAGGTGAAGTTTCTGGAATGATGTAAGTATTTTGGTCAACGTCCTTGACTCCACCAAGAGAACCCCAGTTCGCTCCATCATAACCTTCAAATTGTGTGGATGTTGTATTGAATCTGATGCTGCCTTGTGCTTGAACACCCCTTTCTCCATCAGTACCGACTGGAATTACAATTGATGATGCAGCGTCAATGGTTACTTTCTTACCAGGGTTTGGTCTAAAGACCAGATCACTAACATCTGTGCTGATAGTGTTATCTGCTAAACGCAATTCCGAGTTGATAACAACTGGACATGCAGCATCGGGTCCAATTCTAACTTCTTCAATCTCTTCAAATGTTAGAGGTGCAACTGCTAACTGAGACCATGTAAGAATTGCAGTACCATTTAGTTGGGCACCTGTGGTGTGGATAGGTTCATTGCCACTAGTTCCAGTTGTACCAGCAGTTGTAACTTCATACAAGTTATTCAACCACTTGACATACTGACCAAGTGTTACTGGAGTATTCGCAGTCCAAACTTGATATGCAGGTGCATTAGTTGCTGGAGAGTGAATTTTCTTATTGGTTACAAACTCTAGTTTAGTTGGACCAAACTTGACAGTATTAATACCATCATTGTAGAACCAAAGGGTGTTATCATTAGAACCAATTGTTTGTTCTGCAAGAATATAAGTGTTACCGTCTAGGTCTCTGACACCACCAAGAGAAGACCATGCCTGAGATGTAGCACTGTATCCTTCATACTGATTCGTTTGTGTATTGAATCTGATAGATCCATTACCAACTGCTGCAGCTCCAGGTCTTTGTGATGTATCACCAGCGGGAATGTTGATTGCTGTAGTTGTGTCTACCTTGACAACTCTACCAGTAGCTGGTTCTAAAACTAGGTCAGAAGTTACAGAGCGAATCTCATTGTTCTCTAAAACAAGTTCGCTATTAATATCAATTGTACTAGTAGTTACAATAGTACCACCGATCGTTAGGTTACCTGTAGATTCTGCAACAGCAAATGCACTACCGATTGCAAAATCTGCAGATACGTTAACATTATCAGTGTTTAACGTAATAGTATTTGTTGTTGTATTGGTGAGGTTTGTTACCTCAATGTCTCCTCCAGCAATTGTTGGAGCAGTTAGAGTTCCAGTTATATTAGCAGCGTTAGATGTTAATTGCTGAGAAACTACTTCCGTCAAGGTAATAGTTCCAGTATCAACATCCTGTAAAATTGTATCAGATACTTGCGTTTGGGTTACAGTAACTTCAAATCCACTACCAAATACTTTGGGGTTATTTGGATCTGATGTTACAGTTGCTTCGTTACCAATATCACCACCAGACTCAGCATTTTCTGGATCGTTGATTGAGTTAAAGTAATATAGTGTTGTTGGAGTATTTGCAGTAACTGTAATCTCAACATCATTCTGATTACGAATCACACCATCAGTAAACTCAGCACCAGCAAATGTGAGGGTTACCAGACCAGAGACGAGTGGAGCATCCGACAGAGTAATTGTTGTTGCATTATCAACAGATGCAACCGTTGTGTTAATAGCTAATTCTCCAGGACCAGTTCCAGTCTCTGTTACTGTCATTCCAGCAACGATACCAGTTGTCGAAGTTACAGTAATTTGTGTGGAAGTAGAATCAAGTGTCGTGGTGATGTTCTCTACTAAACTTGGTGCTTTAGATCCACCTGGGAATGCAGAGAAAGCGAATGTATGTACGTTGTTTGATGCATCCGATGTATCAATTTGATACTTGTTGCCAACATAGAACGTAAGGTTTGGATGCATCTGTGCTCCAGAACCATCACCAGTATCAATAAAGAATTTGTTTCTAGTTGTTCCTGCTGTATTAATTGTATATTGAGTTGTTCCGTATGTAGCAGTGGTAGCACCAACAATAATGCTATCAGCATCTTGGAAACCAGAAGCATATGTAATAATATTGCTAATGTTTCCGCCAGAAGTGTTGACTACATAAACTTCTGCATCTGTGCTTTGAGAAACACTACTAATTGTAACAGTAACATCATCTGCTGGACTTGCACCACCAACTAAGTTTCCACCAATAGTACAAGTGTCTGTGTCTGCATAGAACAAACCACCAGTAAATGTAACTGTGCTAATGTCACCAGCTGGATCCCTAGCAATATCAATACTACCACCCTGTCCATTTCCAGATGTTGTGAATACTGTAATTCCAGAATATGTTGCGTTTGCTTCTGCAAGAATAGTTGAACCAGCGCCACTTGCTGATTGTGGCGCACCATCTGCAACTTTGATAACATCACCAACACTGATTGCAGAAGAAGTGACCGTGCCACTAAATGTAATCAGTTGAGTTGGTTGTGTTGTGAGTGTGTATATAATTGGTTGAGTTAGGGAAGATGCGTCTACACTCAGACTATCACCAATATTATATCCATTACCAGCATCGGACAATGTGAAATTGGTGTCATCAATAACACCCAAAGTATCAATTGTAAATGAGAATGGTGTTGTTCCTACTCCAAATGGAGGTGCGAAGTCTAGAACTGCAGCACCAGGAGTTGTTGGTGAAGTAGAAAGAACAATTTGATTTGGTGTGGTTGTCAGATCTACAGAAGAAACTGTAGTGTCAGCAGCGAGAACACCACCACCACTTGTTTGGGTAACAGTGTAACCATTGAAGATACCAGAAGCATCGGCAACTTCAATAGTGGATAGTCCAAGAGGAGAAACAAAAGTTAGAGTTGCTGCACCACCAGTGGTTGCAGGACCAGACATGGTAATCTGGGTAGCATTATCAACTGATTGAACAGTTAGTGTTCCAGAACCAGCATCACCAGTGCTTCCAGCATCGGTGTAGATAAGCATTCCTGGGTTGATTCCTGCAGTGGTTGTCATTGCGACAACAGCAGAGGAACCAGTGAGAGTTGCAGCTGCACCAGTTACCTGTCCAGGTAGTGTGGTGGATACATTAGAAACTGCTACTGGTAAAGTTTGAACGTCACCTACTACGTGATCAGTTCCATATGATGTAATTGTAATTGCATCAATTTTACCAGGGTTACTGGTTACTGTATATGCAAAGTTAGATCCACCACCTCCACCTAGGTCAGAATCTGCAGCACTTAGAACGTCACCAGTTATGTAATTCTGTCCATTATCTGTAAATACGACGGCAGTAACTTCACCGTCATATACAGGACCAGATAGTGTAAATTCTATTCCAGTACCAGCGCCACCCAAGAAGTTATTTGGGAAAGTTACAACATCACCTGCTTGGTATCCAATACCACCAGAAGCAGTGACAATGTTGGTAGCAGATCCACTAGTGATTGTAATATCATAAGAAGTGCCATAACCATAAGATCCAGCAGTACCAGATACAACATTCATTGTACCGCCCATGCCAGTATGGACAGAACAGTTATATTGCAGAACAGTGCCAGCAGTTGCAGCAGGAAGAACGATTATATCAGTAAATGCTCCAGCACTACCAGGAGTGCCGTTAGAAAGCATGATATATTCTGCGGGTAGGAAACTACCTGCATTATCGTTGAACATCAAAGGATGTCCAGTATTAGATGCATCAGATTGATCAAATCTGTAGGTATTGCCAATAGTCAAGCTAAGTGTAGCTTGAGTTTGTCCATCAATCTGGTAAAGATTATCTGGTGGTGGAGTACCAGGATTTGTTACTGTAGTAACAGCAAATGTTTGTGTTGGTGTGTTGAATGCTTGTACGAATGTGTATACACCATCGGTGTATCCAGAACCAGCGTTGGAGATAGTACCAGGATACTGGGTGTTACCAGTAATAGTAATTGTTGCTTCCGCACCAGTTCCTGTACCACCCGTCATAGGAACAGCTGTATATGTTCCAGGAACATATGCGGAACCTTCTGTAATGTCTCCTACAATGCCATCTACATCGAAGTCAGCAAACATTCCTAGTGTAGGAGATCCACTAGAAACAAATGGTTGTGCTGCATAACTACCAGCAGTGTAGTTAGCACCTGTATTGGTAATTGTACCCTTAAATTCTAGTACAGTAATATCTGCGGTTGCACCTTCACCAGATCCACCAGTAAGAATTACGCTACTATAACTTCCACTGTCATAGTTTTGACCCTGGTTTACAATTGTCAGACCAGACTGGACAAGAATTTTCTTTCTTACTTTGATGTCTCTATAACTAATTACCTCTAGAGGCGCATAGTCAAATAGGTTCTTACCAGCAGAAACGATGCCTAAAGTTCCTGTGTCTGCTTTGAAGATGCCTAAAGTTGAATCACTAGTAAACGCCAAAGATGGCGCAACTCTAGTTCCATCTCCAATTTTTAATTCGCCAGTGGCGAGGTTACTACCACCAGATGTGACGTTGAAAATCTGGGCACCGATGTCATTGATTTTTACCCTTTGCTGTTCAAAGGTATCAGTGCGTGCTACATTAATTGCTGGCATTTTTGATTAACTCTCGCAGTAAGGATTTGATCTCAGAAACTTCATTCTTCAACATATTTATGTCGTCCAACGCGGAACTCAGCTGCTTTGATTTTCTCCTCGACTCTATAGCCGAGGAGTCCTTACATATGATGGCACCTGTGTTTAGGTCCCTTACGAGACCATCGTGCCCCTCAACTTTTGCATATCCCATACGCGGAAATTAATATGAAGCAACTGCTCTCATATCCTGAATCTTAGGAACGTACACTGGATCATTAGATCTCATGACAATCTTGATTCCGAAAGAGCTAAATTCTGGTAGATTTGCAACACTATATTGCAGTTCTTGATAAGAAGTTTGCTTCTCTACGATACCAGAAACGGTATTCTCGTTAGTTGGCAATTCATCTGTATTTGGTAGACCTGTTCCGTTGAAATATTCCCACTCAATGTTATCAAAAGATTCTTGACTGGAAGACTTCTTATAACGGAATAGAACTTGTACGTCATCAATGTTCTTGACATTTGCTGTCAATCTAACATCGATCGTTGTTCCAGGGTTACCAATTGCAATTTCCTTGGTTACATACTTAGCAATGGAAGAACTATTGCTGAAGGACGTTTCTGGTCTGTATTCAATACCATTTGTATATGATACACCAGAAACTTCCCAATATCCAGTTGTCTCACTTTGTTGATCTGGATATGCAATAATATCTCCTACTCTGAAGATATCTTCTACACCCTCACCAGATCTAGCGTTACCACCAGTTGCAGATTCAACAAGAGATTCTGTATATCCAAGAGTTCCAAATGGTTTCTTGTCATTGCGTAGTGTAATCGTGAGATTTTGAGCATCAAAGATTTCTACTTTACCGTTGATCTTATTATCAAAGGTAGAAGTTAGAGCACTTGGATTTCTTGCTACGATATTCTCAGCAACGTCTACACTGAAGACCTGTCTAGTTGGATCAGTAGATACCGCAGCACGAGACTGATTCTGAACATCAGTTAGTGCTGGATCATATCCAACCGCAGAAAGTGAAGTGTCACCAAAAGTGATACCTTCATTCTTTTGGAATCCGTTTGTTGTGGATACTCTTACCCAAATCGTTGGACTGCCGTTGATTTCCTCAACTCTAGCAATCGTTCCTTTTGCTTTACTTACAGCACCTTCAACTGCTTGTGGTACTGTAATTACAGTTCCAGCTGGAATGTTTGTCAAAGCAAACTGCGAAACTGGTTTGAAATCAAGGACTTGATCTCTTCTTCCGTAACGATCTTCTTGTCCAGCAGACTTCTCAATTCTATTGCTTGCTAACTTAATAGAAGCAGAAGACAAGTCAATAGCAGGAGACAGATAGGAAACTGTAGATGCTAGTTTGATACTATACTGCAGTGACTTATCAATGTTATTAGAAGTTTGATTGATCTTAGAAGCAAGAACTTTCTGATTAGTGAAATAGTGAATTTCATTCAAGAAAGTCTTTTCATCACTAACTTGAGTGTAAGAAGTGTAGTTATTGGTAGTAGAGTCAACTGGGATAATATTGGTGGTCTGAACAGTCGTCTTTACGCTTGTAGCAGTAAATGTTAGATAATTTACTTGTGGATACAGACGCTCATATTTTTTGTTGTGAGCAACAAGAATAGATGATCCACCACCCCTAAGTGTGCTAGCAGCAACGGTAGGACTTGCAATATGGTAGTAATCAACACCAGCACTATCTACAGTATAAAGTCTGGAGTTTAGTTGAGTTGCTGGGATACCACCAGTATCTGCCGAACCCTTGAAGAATACGAAGGACTTTCCGCGATCTTCAAAACCATGGTTTGGATGATAAACACGAATGATCTTATTGTTATTTCTGAATAGATCAGATGTAGCACCAGCGTTAGAACCACCATCTGTTTCAAATGGATCTCTTCCAAGAGCTTCGTATGTAAGATCTTCGTTCTCGATCTTGAGTGTTCCTTCTCTAGTAATATCAAATTCTGCTCTATGAATAGTGAACTTAATATCTTCAAAGAGGTCTTCAGACCAAGTGTCTACGTTTTGAGATCTGAATACAGATCCTAGTAGTGGTTGTGTAGTTACAGGTGTGCTTGTAGCAATTTCAATTTCACCTAGTCTAGATGTCCATAGTGCATACTCTGTTGAATCAGTTTCAACAACTAGTGCATATTTGGAGTTATTTTGTAGATAAACTGGGTTATCAAAAATGAATCTAGTTGGTGTTGTAGATTCTGTAACTCCACTAGAATCGACTGCTACACCCATTCTAACTGCTGGTGTGTCAATCGTTACACTTGCCTCAACTACAGCGCCTGCAGCGCCATTACCGATGCCTTTGACAACGATAGATGGTGGGGATGTATACTCAGAACCAAATAGTGTTGGTTCTGCAAAGTAAATCTTACCTTCGGAAATACTTACTCTGCCGTTTGCAACACTACCACCAGGCAATTGTGGACTCTCGAAAGAAAGAATAGCAGTTTCGTAATTTCCACCAGTTTCTTTAACTGTCAAGTTTGTAACTTTACCAGCATCTCTCGCGATAGTCAATACAATCTGAGTGTTGTTGGTTGCATTGGATGTTGTTAGAGATCCAATAATTAGATCTTCATTTTGAACAAATGTTTTACCATTGTGGTTGCTTAGAACAAGTGTGTAAACTTGCTCATTAGTCAACGTAACTTCTCCGTTTACAGTAGCAGTAATTTCATTATTGTTCTTGTCTAGAACTTTTGCAAGAGGACCACTGCAATTTGATCTAGAACCAGTAATGACTTCATTGATCTTGATGGTAGCAGTGCCATTAGCAAATACACGAATTCTTGTATCAGGAGTCAAAGAACGCTCTGTGCCAGGAAGAATATACTTTCCAGGCTTGTCGCTCTCTGTATTAGTCAGATATACTCTGATTGGAATGTTGGTAGACTTTTTATTGAAGTAGAGATCAACACCAGTAGCAAAACAACCACCATCGAAGTTCTCGATCTTGAATGTTTGTGCTAATGGATTTGGTTTTGTCTCTACATCAGTAACACTATCGATCAACTGTACACCTTCATTTGCTTTGAAGATAGCAGGTAGAGTAGAGTTGATAGTGGAAGGATTCTCTGGTAGTCTGCCAAGAGCATAATACTTGACTTCAGCATAAGAATCTACAGTGTCTTTAGCAGCATTTGTTGCACTAGATGTAAACCTAACTGTCTTAATACCAGTGGTAACTCTAACTTGCTCAGATGTCAAGTCGTAATTTACAGTATTGACATCTCCAGTCCAAGTAGCATTCTCAAGTGGAGCATATCCACCAGGAATTAGAATCAAACCACTTGCATTACCATTTTCATCAGTGACGATGCTGCCATTGAAACCAGATAGAGAGTTTCCTGCAAGACCAGTAAATCTGGCATCTGGGTTTACCCATCTTGTAATATCTCTTCCTTCTAAGAAAGGATATAGTCTAGTGGATGGTTTTAGTCTCTTAATTACATACTTGACAGCAATGCTTCTTGCAAAGAACTTGAGGGAGGTTGCAATTGATCCCTTCTCATTGCTATCAGTAGATAGACCTTTTCCTAACTCATTGTTCTGTGGACTTACGTTGGAAGAACTTGCTACGGAAGCAGATTCAACCTTGGAGAATGCACTGTCGGAATTAGTAGATCCAAATGACGTGATTTCACCAAAGCTGTTTTTCGATCCAATCCAGTTAACAATGAAGGAATTGAAGATGCTGGAATATGCTTCAGTAATATCATTCTTTGCTAGGAAAATAGAATATAGTTGTGTGTTATTATCTACGACCAGTGGTTCTACACTGTCGTCATACCAAGAATCAATATTTGGTTCTAGGGCACCTTCTCCAACATACTGGAGTGCTACAAATGGATTTGGATTAATCGTCTTGGTAGCAAAATCGTTACCTAGTAGAGGTAAAGTCGTATAAGGTAGAGTTACAATATTACCAGTTTTTTGGTATCCATCGATAACACGTTGATCGTTCCTTGTATTTGACTCTACAAGAGCATAAGAATCCTCATGTGTTTGAGATCTTAATACAGACTGTTGTGTGTCAATAGCACACTTATAATCACTAGAAGATACTTCACCTCTCAAGTGAGTTTCAAAGTTATCAACGATGAATCCAGTTTTGAATCTGTTGAATCCAATTTCATCGCGAATTTGCATTCCTAGTGCTTGCTGCTCAAGAATGCTGAGAGTAGTGTAATACTCAAGTCTCTCAACACGCTTCTCCAACTTGGCAATATCCTTCATCGTATATCTACGATTATCAACAGGAGTAATTCTTACATCCTTGCTGCTCGTAGTGAATGCTGGAATATAGAGATAGTATAGAGCGATTGCATCATCCAGAGGTTCTGGACGAGTTGGGTTCTGTGAGGAGTTGCCTTCCTTAAGGACAAACTGACCTTTCTTATTAAGGAAGATACCATCAATTCTGCTCAAGAATTCTGTTTGACTGAAGCTGAATGTATATTCTAAACCCTTATCAGGAGCAGGTGTTACAGAAACTACACCGCCTTCTCCAATGAAACTAGTAGCAATACCTTGTCTAGAAGAGGTATTTGAATAACCAGTGATATAAGAAGAGTTATCAACCTTGGGTCTGAAATCAAGGACGTTCTTAAGTGAAACGATACCATGAACAGCAGAGTTGAATGATGGGATTTCTTCCAGAGTTACACCAGATTCGTGGTTGTAACTATCTACTGTACAGAAGTCACCAGCAGAGTGCTCAAAGTAATCAAATGCTACGACAAGTTGTCCTGTAGGTGCGGGGTATCCTGGTTTTAGAACAATTCTAGAAACATCATAGAATGTATCTCTCTGTCCATCATCAAAGGTAAATCTATCAGTGATGTCCTGACCATTGCCAACTAGGTTTCCAGCAGTATCAACTTCTGGTGCAGCAACAGATGTTCCCTCATAAACATATCTCAACTTGTATGCATCTGCATAAGTCGTGAGTGTAGTAGATTCGCTATCGAAGTCTTCTCCACGGAAAGGAATAACTCTATCACCAACAGACTTAATAAGGATTCTCTTATTAGGAACGTTTGTTTTGATTCTAGGACGTGCTTTAGATAGTTCTAGAGTAGCAGATAATTTTAGTTTGGGGAAAGTATTTGTTGCGTTGAATACTGTGGTTGGTAAACTAATTTCTACAGAACCAGCATTTAGTCCACTTGCCTGATCAGTTTGATTGGTTGTAGATACATTGTCTGCGGTGATGTATACAATATCACCCTTCTTGACAGTAGTAGCGTCACCAGGATCAAGAACAGTCATAACAAAATTGGACTCATTGAAAGTTACAAACCTTTGAGTACCAAATGGTAGTTGAGCTGTAAATGTAATTGTATTTGAGTTACTAGTAGAAGTAGTTACGAAGTCTCTTCTGTAGTAATACTTGATCTTGGAGTCTTCGGATCCTCTAGAAACAGATGCAACTTGACCACTGCCAGTTGGATAGATTAGTGTTCCAGATCCAAAGTTATCAATCTTTGGAGAAATCTTGACAATGCTATCATTAGTTACATCTTCTGGAATAGCAGTGTTTAGATAAATTCTAGACTTGATAGTGCCTTCTGGTTTAGTTGCAAATTGAACAGATGCTCTTACAGACTTGCCATCTGTTCCAGTAAATTGGATATAGTCACCTTGCTTGAGAAGTTGTGTAGCATCTCCACCAAAACCATTACACTCTAGGAATCTATATCCTTTTTTACCAGAGAAGGTAAATTCAGTAACCGAAGTAAGATTTACATATTCTGTTTTGTTGCTTTCGATATCAGCAGTAAACTTGTTAGCACCGAGACTACCAAACGCAGAACCAAAAGACTTGACATCTGCAGGACTATAGGTAGTAACGCTATTTCTGAACAATACTGCATCAACTCTTGCAGCAAGAGCAATGTTTGCATTAGGATCAGTAATAGTTACTGTAGGTGGTTGAGAATATTTCTGAGAGAAAGCTTTTCTTTCTCTGACAACAACAGAAATAACCCTACCGCCAGCATCAACAGAAAGAGTTACCTTAGAACTGTCAAATGGTTGACCGTTGATAGAAACTCCTGCCGATGACGCCGTATATCCACCAGTAGATCTATACTTGGTAACAAAGTGAGAAATGGTATCGTCAGTTGCAATCTTAGCACTGTTGCTGTTCTCATCAATCAGAACTTCTCCAGACTTAAATGTTCCAGAGAGGGTACGAACCATCAGCATAGCAGAACTACTGAAAGAAGAATCCGTACTTCCTTCAATTACACCATATGCACCACTAGTGACACCAACAACATATTGACCAGAAGAGAACCCAGTAGATGGTGTTTCTTCTAATACAAGTTTTGTGAAGAACGTAGGACCAAAGTATCCTAGTCCAAAAATAGAATTATAAACTTTTTCACCACTGACAAGAGTTCCTTTGGAGAGGACAATATCAGTATCACCGTTGAATCCAAATCCTCTTTCTTTTAGTGTAAAGTTGCTGGATTTTGTGGTTCCAACTAGTGGAGTAATTACATCACTGTAATCAGTAATGTAACCAAGTCTAGAAACATTATCAATAGTTGCTACAGTAATAGTAATATCATCTGTAGTATCAGCACCACCAATTGTGCTACCAAGAATTGTAATAGTTTCAGTTGGTGTGTAGTTAGTTCCACCAGCAGTAACAGTAACGTTAGAAATCACACCACTGCTGTTACGAGCAACAGTAAATGTTGCACTGAGACCATTAGCAGAAGAATTACCAGTAACACCAGTGTAGGTGGCGTTTGCCTCTCCTGCAAGAGTTGTACCAGCACTATAAGTTACTGTAGCAATAGGACCTAATCCAGCACCAGTTGTTGTGTTTAGATAGAAATATCTTCTGCTTCCATCATCTTCTACATCAAATTCTACAAGAGAATCTAGTTTTGCTTTGCTTCCTAGTAGTGTAATCTCTGCAAATCTCTTCGCTGCATCTCCAGGGCTTACATCAGGTCTGGTTACAATACTGAATCCGAGAACTTTGAATGTGCTGTAAGATTCTGGAAGACCAGATGCTCTAGTTGCAACAGTGTACAGTTGATTGCTGCTATCACAGATGTCTGTGAATGTGATTGTAGGAGCAGCGTTGTTTGCTGGATTTAACTTCTGAACAGTATTAGACTGTGTGATTTCTACAGTAAATGTTTTTACGCCGTCATCATCACTGTAGATACTTCCTCTACGGTCTACGGTGCTTACTCTTTCATCAGCATCTTCTACAAATCTAGTTCCAGCAGCAAAGTCAACCTGTTGACCAATTGTTCCGTCGTTATAAAGAGAGAACAACTCAACGTCTGGATATGCAGTAAGATCAGAACCTTCTGCATTCAAAGGAACAGATCCAGATACGTTAGCAACAGAATAGGTTGGTAGTCCTCTAGTCTTGATAACTTGGTTATCACTCTCAAGAGTTTCTCTTGCTTTGCTTACTTCAATTTCTTTTGTCTCTTTGTTGACAATTTCATAACCTCTGATGTATGCCTTACCAGCACCAACATTGGCAACCATTTTTCTAGAAGCATCTTGCTCATCTAGACCGTTATAGTTACCATCAGCATCAGCAGCATAGACACCGTTGTTACCTTCTTTCTGTGCCCACTCTCTAATGTCTACAGAGAAATTATCGACAACGTAGTCACCAGACTCATCGTAAGTTCTTCTAGCGAGTGTCTGCTCTAGTAGGGAATAGTCTGCTTGTACAACTTTCTTTTGTACAACACCCCTCTTCACACGAAGGAGTTGAATAAAATTCTTATCAGTTTGAGTATCTAAATCATACTTCTTGAGTGATAGACTAATCTTCAGTCTATGTGCTCCAGGAGCAGAGAAGTTGGAAGACCCAATAGAGTTGTCATATAAGGATTCGTCCTCCTCTGGAGTGACAATATCCTCCATGACTCGGAATCCAATTTTTGCACTAGGTGCATTGTAGTATGGATCGATGACTAGTAATTGCTCTTCATTTCTTACGAAATATCCATTAGCAAAGTAGATACCTTCTTCTACTTTAACAGCAGAGGCAAAACCCATTGCTGGACTTACTACAGAAGATTCTTCTGCTGTATCAGGATCGACAACGGTGACAGCAGTTGGTAGAACAGAACCATCTGTACCAACAACCATTAATGGTGTGTTAATACCATCGATAACTTCTAGAGTCTCACCTTGGCGGAAGGTAGACTCATTGTTAGCATTACCACTGGTTGTGTAGATGACAAATAGTGTATCTGCATTGGTTTCGGTAGCGTTCTGTGTAGAAACTACGTTTCCAATAACACCAGAGGTAAGACCTCTTAGTTGTGTACCAATTAACTGTTCAATGTCATACTTCTTGTAGACAATGTTATCATCACCGTCATTAACAGCAACCTCAGATACCGAAGATAACTTAACGTAGTCTAACTTATTGTTTAGTCCTACTTCACCAGGGATTACTAGGTCTCCCTGTTTGAATGCATACTTACCATAGCTTTCAATCTGGTTCTGTAAGATAGATTGAAGTTGTGTTAATTCTCTACTCTGGATAGAGTAACCAGGACGGAAAAGAATTTTATAGAAATTCTTATTATCGTCAAAATCCTCAAAATAAGGAGAAACATTTAGGTTAGTCTTCTGTGGCATTGTACGTCCGCCAAATACTAGCATCTTAGTCGTTAGTATTTAGACGAGATAAAAAAAATCCCCCGCGCTAGCGGAGGACTTGGTGATATTTATTTTTAGATCAGAACTCGATGACTAGTTTGATGTCTTCAATCTGGTCAGGTGCGCGGGTAATTAGTCTTCTGTTCTCAACGTAGATCAGATCACCCGAGTTGTTATCAACTTCAGGTGTTCCGATGCCGTTGGTTAGAGTGACGCCTTCGACAGCACCGTTAACAGTGGTGTCTGGGCTTCCACCAGCATTGGATTGAGCACCAGTAACTGCTGCGGAACCATTTGCCTCGAAGAGACGGACTTTACCGTCACTATCAAGGTGCTCAGCAGGAGTCTGATAATACTTGAGGATACCATCGGTTGTAGAACCGTTGTCTAGTACCCAAGAAACAACTGTACCGTATGCAGTACCACCAGTTACAGTCTGAGAAATTCTTTCGTCAGCGATGTAGTCAGTGCCACCAGTACCAGTGATCTTAACTGCATATAGACCGTTGAGGGTATCAGCGGTAGCAAATGTAGTGGTTCCTTGGTTGTATGGGTCCTTTAGAATACCGATTCTACGGAAGTCGTTGTCAACAGGGAAGTCACCAGCACCTTCAGCGTAGGTGAGGCGAATGTTGGTCATAACGCGCTTAGCGTTGAGTTCTAGTTCCATGTCAGAACCATGACCACCCTTAGGAGGAACGATTACTTCGATAGATCCAGTGTGGTTAGCAGGAGTTGCTACTGCACTGCTTAGTGCTTGGTCACCGAAGAGGTTGCCGTTAGCAAGAGAAACAGAAGCATAAGTGTAACCAGTTCCCGCAACAGCAACAGAGACAGAAGTAGGATCGATAGCACCACCAGCAGTGGTAGTGAATTGTACAACACCGTTAGCACCATCACCACGGATTGCGGTGTAAAGTGTCTGTGCAGCAGGTAGGTTGCTACCTGCATCTTCTACGACAGCAACGTCGATTGCACCAGCAACTGCTGCGTTCTGAGTAGCAACACGAGTAGCATTGCTAGCAAGAACGATTGGCATGAAGTCCGAAGAGAGGAAGCGGAGTACATCATCGGTAGGAAGTGTAAACATGTACTTCCAGATGTAACCAGCGCCAGATGCTTCGGTGTAGATACCGTTAGCGTAGTTACCAGAGGTTGTGCTTGGTTCTTCGGTTGCGTTCTGACCAGATGGGTTAGCAGAACTCTCACCGTTATAGAGGCACTTAAATACTTCGTAAGTGCTGTTCATTACATAGAACTTAGCGTCAGCAATGCTGGTCTGACCTGTAGCAGTTGCTTTACCTAGTTGACCGCCACCTGCAGGAGTTGCAGAGTAGTCGGGTTTGTACATGTCGAACTTGGGGTTAGCAACTAGATCCCAGTTGTAACGACGAACGACGGCACGGGCAAACTCGCTGGTAATTCTCTTGGCAGCGATAACGTCATCATAAACGTCAAAACTTTCGACTTGGTTGTCTAGAGGAAGGGGTGGCTCGTTTTCTGTACCATAACGATAGACACCTGCTTTAGCAGTAGTACCAGTGTCGGATCCGCCAGAATACTCTTTAAGAGTTGCGCCTAGGGCACCAGGAGTGGAATTAACGCCAGAGGAACCAAAGATTCCAGACAAAAGAACGGCACCATCATAAACTTTGGCAATAGTTCCTCGGAAGGTTGCAGCACCCCAGTTGGCACCTACATAGACTTCTGCACCTTCCGAGAGAGTACCGCCAGTCACGGAGTATACCTCAAGGTATGCATACCAGGGTTGTGGGCGACCCACAAAGAAGTACATTCTAGAGCGTTCCGCACTGGTGTCGTTGGGACCCTCAGTTAACGACTCAAGAAATTGTTTCGCGTTGAAAATTCTAAACTTATCAGAAATAATAGCAGCCATTGGTTTTCCGTTCCGACGTAGTGTTTTGTGCCAAAGTTATTTATATTTATACCGATATTTAGGAAATTGAGAACGGTACGATTTCGTCTCCGCTCGCAATGGTAGTAGTTCCTCTCAGTAAGGTACATCCTGTAAAGGATGTTGCAGTTTTGCCCGTATATTCTATCACAGATCCGCTCTCTGTAAAGAGGTGACCAGATGATAGGAAATACGTGGTATCAGCAACTGCGATGGTTGATGGTATTGTGCCACTCGAAGTGGTTGTGGTGACTGGGTTTTGGATGGATGGGTTACCAAGATTCCACTTTTGACCACTAAGAGTGAAGTTTGAATTTCCCCTCTTAACAAAGTCATTGATAGATAGTGCGGCAAAATATCTCTCGAAGTGCTGGATAGTCCAGTTAGAAACATTTGCCGTGCCATCATCATATCCAACCGTTGTCCAGTTACCAATATTGGAACCTAGGTTACCAACAGTATACTCTCCCTGATATGTATTCAATCCCTCATCTGCGTTAACAAGGTCGATAACAACAGAGTTTCTCTTAGTAACAGTCTTTGCAATAAGAGTAACAGGTCCATTATTTCTTGTTTCAACAGGATTGGTGAAGAATACTTCTTCCTGGTAGAAGTCAAGTAGACCACTAGGTGGAGTAAAGAGAAGCAGTGCAGTTGATTCTCTGCGTACAGAGTAATCGAATACAACATTGATTTGCTGCTCTTGCTGAACCGTAGTCTCTTTATATGTAATGACCATTGGGTCAATACCAATAACACCAGTCTCGATAAGACCTTCTCTAACAAACGATACAGAAGAGATGGATTCTACACTAACTTGTGGTTGTAGTTCGAGAATACTTACTCTATCAACTGTACCAGGCAGTGTCGTAGATCCGCCTTGTACTTGCAGAGTTCTTGTAGACTCTGCACCTCTGCCTTCAGCAAGGTGTGAGGAAGATACAGAACTGATGCTCTGAATCGTATTGACGCCACCAGGAACAACAGATACGAGATCTTCCAATTGACGGACAAATGTTCCTGCAGTCCACAGTTGGTCATTTGTTCCATCCTGTCCTCTCTCACAGAAGAGGAAACGATCATCATACTTACGTGGGTAGTAGATAACCTCGTCGCCAACCAGAATCTTTCCGTTGGAAGCAAACTGTGATGTATCTGGGATGTATACAATAGTAGAACCTTGTGGGAGGTCTGTTTGTAGGAAAGCACCTGCAGCATTGTAAGTCTTTCTTTCCAGGAATGTGCTGTCAATTTCTCTTTGAACAGTCGTGGTGATTGCTCTAGAAGTAGAAATAACAGATGCACTGACGACGTTAGGTGCAGCGGTAGCAGCAACAGATACAATCTGTCTGGTTACATCAGGTTTCGCCATTACGACAGGAGTGATCCTATCAGTAGATCTTTGGCGAACAACGATACCAGGCTGGTTGTCACCAGTTGGCATATCGTTCAATTGCTCTACAGGCCAGATATTATCAACAATCTTTCTCTCGATTAGATAAGGAGAGATGAGCAAGAAAGATGAAATGTACGCTGCGATTGGTGGTGGAAGCGTAATTGGTGTAACTTCGGATTGAATTGTAATCTCTTGTTTTACAACACTCTGTACACCAAGTTTGATTACATTTACCTCAATGTCATTGTAACGGATAATTCTGTAGTTTCTCGTTACAACTGCTTTTGGTGCCTCGGTATAACCACCACCACCGTCAATCAGTTCAACCGCAATAACATTGCCATTGCTTACAATAACAGCAGCTTTAGCACCACCACCATTGCCACTCTTTGGTACAAACTCTACCTGTGGTGGTGTGTAATATTGATATGCAGTTCCTTCTGCACGGGATCCATCAGACTTGAATACCTTTCTATTCCAATCCAATCTCTCAATTCTACCAGTTAGATTGCCATTAGCATCTTCCTCCATAATTGGAGTAATGCTCAGACCTTCGCCACGAGTAGTACCATTATAAGGTGTTACTGTATATGTGCCGTAATGATCAGAAGTAACGTCATTATTATTTCTATATTCTTTGGAATATACGTTAGGTGCTACTTCTTTAATAGTTCTTGGTTTATCTTCACCATCAATCTTGATTACATCTCCAGGTGAAACCTTGAAGAATCCCTTTTTCTTCAGAGCATCATTGGTATTAGCAACATCGTTTTGATACCAAGTTTGAGACTCTCTAGAAAGAATGGTGATTCCATCTGCACCAACATTATTTGTAGTTAAAGTACAAGTATAAGTTGTAGTGTCAATGGTAAATGTTGGACCATTTGGATTCAAGAAAATACCAACTTTGATGTCTAGGGCAGGATCAAATGTGGTGTTATTAGATCTTAGTTGGAACTTGAGATCAGGACCCTGAACGTAGTAGTTGACCATTTTGCCAAGAGGGTTCTTAGCACCAGATGGTAACTCTTGATACAACCAGACATTTGCGTAAGTAGATGGATAACCTTTATCAGATGTCCACCAAGAGTTATAACCAGGGTAAACTGTGGTTGCACCATTACCAACGGTTAGTGTCTTATTATAAAGGTAACTGCCAGGTTCATGGTCATATAAGGTAACGACTTTCTCGTAGTCCTTACCATATAATAGTCTCATGTCAACTACATCTTCTTTCCTGAGAGGATACTTAAATGTAATTGCAGGTCCAGCAATCTCGTATGCAGATTCGTAATCCTGAATCACGCCATTGACAAGAACGATCAAGAAGTCTCTATCCTCTACGTTGTAAACCGTGTCTGTATCTACAGATTTGATGAGGAATGGACCTTTAGAAGATGAATCATCTTCAAGAATCAATGTCTTATCGGTTGTGTATCTCTTGTAGCTACCGATGTTGAAAGCAAAGAATTTCTCGACAGCAGTTGGTTCGCCAATGGTTTTGGCACTGAGGTCTTGATCCCAAATTGGTGGAGAATCAAATACAATTTGGTTAGGATTCTTCGTTCTATCAATATAGTAAGCGTCAAACGCAGGTTCAAAAGCATTGAACTTGTTGCGCTGTACAACACCATTGAGTGCAACAATCAGGTCATCTTCTGGTCCTGGTAATTGAACAGCGGTGTCATCTTCATAATATAAGTCAAATACTGTAGTTTCTCCATCGATATAATCAGGAAGAGATCTGGTCTCTGTGGATCCCGTGATCGTAGATGTGATATTTGTTGTCAGTGCAGAAATAGCAGATACAACAGTTGCACATTCAGAAGATGGCAACTGATTGTCTGGAAGGATATTTAAGTTTGTAATTGGAGTTGTATTTGTATATGCTCCAGTCTTGTTTGGATTAAAGTAGGTTCTATCTAGAACTGTTGGACCAGTGTTGAAGATAGTTTCAATGATTTCATAATACGTATTCAATGCTGCAGCAACACCAGCACATGCAGGAGAATTAGCATCAGCAATAACTTCATTGTTGATGACTGGTGCAATATTTGTATAGATGCTAGTTCCAGGCAACGTTTGTCTCATTGCTAGAACACACAGTTCATTCAGTACCTTATCATAAGTTGCCAGAGTTTCAGACAACTGATCATTAATGTATGCTAGTTTGCTTCCAATAAAGTATAGTTCTGCATATTCGACAATTTTATAGTTGCCACCATATCTTAGGTGTTCAACAACACGATCGATCAGAATACCAGTATCTCTTCTACACTTAGTTTCTTTGGAGTTCCAGTTAATTGCAGGATACGTTGCCTTTGCCCAGTTTACAGAGTAATCAATAATATACTCTCTATTCTTAGCAATCAGATCAGAACCATCATAGAATGTTCCGTTATTAGTTCCAGCAAATGTGAATGTTACCTGATTCAATCCATTGAATACAGGTGCAACTGTCAATGATGTTCCAGGACCAACAGAGTATTGATTTCCAGGAGTTACAACACCAGTTGCTGTTGGTAGTGTGACATTAGAAGTCTGTGTGCCATTCAGGTAAGTATTACCAGGAGCAGCTGAACCAGCAGGTGGTGTGCCACTGGTGATGAGGGCATTGGCAGATACTCTTACTTGAGTATCGTTGATAATCTCAGTAACCTTAATATTGTTAGCAGATGGGAATGCTCCACCAGCACTGATATGTGCTCCAATAGCAATATTAGAACTGTCAGTGACCGTGATAACATCATCACCAGCAGTCCAAGAAGCATTAACTTCAATCCAATCCCAGTTTCTAACTGCTAGTTTTGCTAATCTAACTGCATATTCAATTGCAGCATTAATGTAAACTTCGTAAGAATCATATTTGGTGACAAAATCTGCTGCATAATCTAATGATTTGACGTTGCCACCAAATCTAACGTCATGATCAAGGGCTTTCATAGTTAGTCTGATGTCATCCTTAAACTTAGGTTCTAGGATGTTCCATGGAATAGTATTGTTATTGATTACAGTAGCATACTGAGATTCAAACCATCCAATGGTTTCAGCGACAATAAAGTCTGTATTTCTATCAATTTGATTGGCGGCATCAATCCATGTGCCACCTCTCTGATAGATATTTCTTACTTTTTTGAGAGTGGACTGACTTACGCTAGGATCTCTAAAGTAGAATAGTCTTGCTAAGAATTTCTGTTGTGGTACTACCTGACCTTCTACAGTTTGCTGACCTAAAGGTGGAGCAGCAAATGTAATAGTGCTACCAGAAATAGAATATGCAACTCCAGGTTCTTGGATTACACCATCAAGAGTAACAATTAGAGATTGATTGTTATATGGAACAATTACACTATTATTAGTTTTCTCTCTGAGGTTAAATGTTGTGGTTCCAACTAGTTGACCATTTGAATTAAACCTTCCGTCAAAAGGAGCATCTAACTTAACTTCAGCAGACAGTAGATCTGTGAAATTATATTCTTGTACAGAAACCGTACCAGTGCCTTCTTTTGCTCTGTAGTCTTCAATTTTTTGAACTGTTTGAGTAACAACTCTGCGGGTGTTCTCTACTGTAATTTTGTTCTTCTCTGGATCCCAAAGTTGTACAACAGTAAAGTGACTTGCCTTTGGAGACTCAACAGGCATCTCAGAAGATGCTACTGGATCAATGATTACCTCACCAAACAGTTTCATACCTGCTGGGTGAGTTGTATTCTTGATCAAGTCTCTCCAAATGCTGATTGGAGTTCTAGATTTAATTACATACGAATAATCTTGATAGAAGAAAGAGTCTGTCAGTCTTTGATTACTGTTACCTACTCTACCTCTGTCAGATGTATAGTATCCTTGATTGTCGTATGAAGATCTGATATCCAGAGAAAACTTAGTTACATAAGTTGCGACAATTTCTCCAGTGTTTCCTGAGCGCAAACTTTCTACGTTGCTGTTTTCTCTAAATGCACCAGTGATATTAACGATGGAGAGAAGATTAGAACCTTCGCGCCATTCAGCAACATTTCCTCTTGCAACTTCAATATTGTTGATTTTCTGTACTACAACCTCGCCTTTTTCAAATGCATTACTGGGATAGTTCTTCAGTGCATAAACGTATGGTGTAGTGTAATCAGAGTATAGTGTTTTATCTTTGTGGAAAGAAGCACCATTTCTAACAATAGAAACATTTTTGGGTACACCAATGTCTTCGCCCTGTGCAAACAGTTTTACATCAGATTCAATAATTGCAATTGTTGGTGCAGATGTGTAACCCTTTCCTTTTGTTTTTACTTTGATGTCAAATACTTTGCCACCAGCACCCATCGTCACGGTGAACGATGCATCGATGCCTGTGTTTCCATCAGTGATTACTACAACTGGTTTAGAGTAGTTTGCACCAAAAGTGTCAACTCTTACACCAGTAATTGTCTTGGTGAATGAATCAAACAATACAGTTGCAGTTGCAAGGTTATCCTCAGCTGGGAAGACGCCAGTAACAATAGGTGTCTTTCTATATGTGTCACCAATATTTGTAATAGCAACTTTACTAATACCACCAACAGAGAATGCAGATGCTGTTGTATATGTGATAGTTCCACTACCATCATACTGTGGTGTTTTCTCCAAAGAATAGCAAATTCTATTTGAAGTAACGTAGTTTACTACCCTTCTGCCTACAAGAGGATCATTAATAATTTTAAGGTATGAATCCTCAGATGCAATCAGATTGTTTCTATCAAAATAGTAGTAATTAGAAAATTCCGTTGGTCTCTTGACATCATATGTATTAGTTGCATCTCTCGAACCAAAACCAAACTTGAGTTCGATTTGTGCTCCAGGTGCTCCAGGAAGAATAGCAGATTCTACTTTTTCTGCTGGGACAATATTGAAACTCTTGCTTGGGCTGAAATCTAAGTAACTTCCAGTCAAAGAACTATCCGATGTATCAAAGATATACTTGTAGTATTCTTGAATTTCAATAATTGGATTTGTCTGATATGTGCCAGTTGCTCCTCTCTTGAACTCAAACTTATTGGTTGCAGCACTAGCACTGACAATATCAGACAGTCTTTGTGGACTGCTGTTATCAAAGAACGAATCAAATGATGTAACAGGAGTCAGAGTATTGAGATTAGTTGATGATGGATAAACAATGAATAGTTTGTGTGTTACAGGATCATAAGTAACAGTTTCAGATCCATTGATTTGGAAGTTACTATTAAAGTTGTATCTTCCGTTATAAAGAACAAATTGTGCGTTGTCGTAATGATCTACAGCAGTTGTTCCTTCTTGTGCTCTTTCTACAGTCAGAGTATTACTGGAGATAGAAGACACCTTGACAATTTCGTCGTCAATCTTTGCTAGATCATTTACAGCAAATCTAGATGCATCATCAATGGTAATTTTAGTTGACTCTCTAGAAATTCCAACATGGTCAACATATACTTTTAGTCTCTGTGTGCTTTGAGAAGCACCAGATCTAACTAACTGTGCATCTTCCACAGAAAGCAAATCTTCTCTCTTGTAACCAGTGCCACCATCAGTAATCTGAATATCGGTTACATATCCATCACTGCCTACAACGATGTTTGCTGTTGCACCAGATCCAGACCCACCAGTAAGAGGAATGTTTGTGTAACTGCCAGCAGTATAATCCCAACCAACATTATATACGAGCAGACGACCAATACCAGTGTAATTTACTTTAGTAGTGATCGATGGTGGATTTAACTGTAGATCTTGATAGATTCTCTTTCTGACATAATATGTTGTTGTCTTGGTTGCATCATCAGGATTGATTGCAACATTGATAACATCATTTAGACCAATACCATGGTTTTCAGAAGTTTGAATTAGAGCTACCAGTTGGTTCACATCAAATGGTTCTAAACCATCACTCAGTGATGTAAAACCAGTAATTTTAGTACCAGAGGTATCACTTAGATTGTTACTTGCTAGGTAGTGCTCTGCAAGGTTTGCCTCTGTCTCAAAGTAGTATGGTGCTGTACCAGTTGCAGCTTCAGCAGGAGTAGAAGGGTCATTGTCATAGTCTGCAGTCGGCAGAACTTTTACAGTAACAATGTTTGAATCTGATGTTGTAGCAAGAACCTCACCAAATGCTACTTTTGCTACAGCACCATCAGTCAATTTTAGAATCGATCCTACTGAATAGGAGGACGCTGTATCTAACTGCAGATTTAGAACTTTAATCGAAGCAGAGAAGGTATTTGTAGTGTCAAACGTTCCTTGTACATTTCTAAGAACAACAACATTGTCATTTCTTACAGTACCTACAATCTCACCAGATGCTCCAGATGCAGGTTGAGACAACGTGTCCCCATCAAACAAATATGCTGGAGTAATAATTTCCAGTCTGGTTGCTTTAGTCTCAGTAGACTCTAACCAATCAACATCTTTACCCTTTAGTTCAGATACAATTGCTTCTGCACCAAATCCTTCTGTACCAGTGTTGTTGAAGAATAGTTTAGATCCAACACTAAAGGTGTTTGTAGAAGAGACAATATCGATATTGTCAATACTACCACTCTTAACATCATTAACTGTAGCAAGGAAGTTTCCACCATTGCTAGGAGTTCCAGATCTATAAAAACGTCTTACATTTGTAGGTAGATCTGTCTGTGACAGGTTTGAATTGTAGTTAGAATCAACAGGTAGAGAATAGTAATTTTCTCCAAGGATATATGGATACTGTGGTTCTTGCTGATCATTGATAGTCAAGAAATATGCATATGTGCCTGTTGGGAACTCTGGAGTTACACAATACCTACCGTTGTTCTGATCAAGCAATCCACTGCGATGTCTATACTCATAGTCATCAATGAATGTACCTAATGGATAGGTAGAGGTGGATGGTCCCTCAAAACGACTCGTTTTCTGAACATAACTAGTAGTCATCCTAGCGATGCTGGATGTGGCATCTAATGGATTCTCATATCCAAATGGTCCATAGATGGGGTTGCCATCATATGCATAACCAATAATAGGAGAGTGTGTTTTACTTGCTGGTTCTTGGAATGTAGAACTAAGGTTGTCATTTAAGGCAACACGAAGAGATTTTGGATTGCCTACGTGACCATAACCATATTCCAGTTCTCTATTGTAATTCTCAAACAGATATCCATATTCGTCATCTAGTTTTGTTCCTAGTTTAACATATCTGTTCTTTACCCATCTCTTGATAGTAGCTACACCTTTTGCTCCAGAACCAACAGGAGAAACGATTACTTCGATATTTTCTTGTGAATAGAACTCACCTTCATTGATTACTTCGTAACCAGTGACTTTACCACCTTCAATTGTAGCAGTATACTCAGCAAATCTACCTCTTCCTACCTTATCTCTGATTAGAATTGTAGGTGGAACAGAATAGTATTCTCCTTGATTGTCAATCAGAAGACTCGTTACTTTACCCTGAGTTACAACAGCACGAATAATAGCACCTCTACCAGAGAGGATCTCTACTGTTGGGGTTTTAGAGTATTGAATTGGATTTCTTAGTTCAACAGACTCAACAAATTCACCAGAGAGTTTTGCAACTGCTTTTCCTGGTACACCATCTACAAGAACATTTGGTGGTGCAGTGTATTTGGTTCCTTTGACGGTAACATCAATTTTTTGTAGTTTGCCAAAGTCAACAAAGTCTTTATCTTTATATCCATAGACACGAACACCATTGACCAAGATTCCAACATCAGAATCTGGAGTCTTGTAAATCTCAGTAGTTCTTGTTGCTTGCTTTCTGACTAACTTAAGTAGTTTTTGATCTTGGATGTTTGTTGGATATCCACTAGCTCCATCTAAGATGTCATAGGAAGGATAACCAGTAGATGCAACGTAGTAGTATTGGTCATCTTCAAATAGGGCAGATACATCTGCTGTCAATCCAGCGAGAACAGATTGAATTGCTGGTTTTCCAGGGGCAACTGGAACTGCACCAGTAGAAAACTTAAATCTTGGATTGTTTTGGGAATCAACAACCTTGGAGTCAGACGTGATGAATCCAGGAAGACCAATTTGGATTTTTTCACCAACTGTAGCATTTGGTTGTCCATTCTCTACATTCAGATTGTAGACTAAACCAAACGATAGTAGGGTTACACCAGCACCACCCAGTTCAATAGGTTCGTATACATCAGTACCTACTGGATATGTTCCCTGAGTCTGTCTGGTAGCAATAGTAAATTGGGTGATGTTCTTTTCATCAAAAGTGACAATTTCACTGCCAACTAAAAGACTACCAGTTTTCTTCCATCCAAGTGTAGAGAAGACTTTGATAGTATCACCAGGACCATCAGTAGATAAGATTTGCTCAGTCAACTGTGTTTTTGACGTGATTGCAAATGTACCGTTGATAGTTTCCTCAGCAAGGAAAATGTTGTAGATGTTTTCTCCATCTACCGTGCTGTCATATCTTACATTATCTACAGTAGCAGAAGCAAACGCAGTATTGTCAGTCTGTGGTTGTGTAATTACCTTACCAATCAGATCATTGACATTACCACTAAGAACCTTTGCTTTCAGGGCATATCCTTGTACCCAGTCAGATTCGGAAGACTTGTATGTAAAGTCTTTTGGTTCATACTGAGTTGGTGTATTCTCTTCACCACCAGCAACCAGTGTATTGAACAGGAATCTTACAGAGGCTTCTGTTCCTTTTGCCTTGTAGAACTTGCGAATGTTCTTGATAAGGGTTCTCTTATCAACTTCGCCTTTTAAATATTTTTCTGGGAAAGCACCAAGATACTGTGCTTCAAAACTCTTGATTAACGCATACAGAAATAGATTACTGATATTCTGTACGTCAGATCCACCAGAGTGTGCTGCAGCAACTGTAGAAACAAAATTACTGGAACCGTATAGGTCGCCTAGTTTGGTGTTACCACTGACACCTCTACTTACGTCTTGGAAAGTATCGTTAGTTCTTGTCTTGTAAAAGCAGATTTCATCATCAATCTTGAAATAACCATTTTCTTCTGGAAAAGAAGTGGCATCTGCAACCTGAATGGAAGTAGCAGAATCTGTGACGTTAGTTACTAGTGTAGATTTCTGCTTAAGTAAATTCTTCTCATAGTAATCGATGTCAGCATAAGTCTGCAAGTTACTGATAACATCAAGAGGTTGACCTTGCAACTCTTGCTGCTCATAATACTTGGTTACGAACTTACTAAAAAGTTCGTATTCAGAGGTGATAAACTCTGGGAGTTGTGACTCGATCAGAGTTGAAATTGCCTTTTTTACTGCCATCTATATTACTCTGAGAATGCAGCGAAGCTGCTTTTTGCTACATCAACATCCAAGTAGACCTCTCGTTTTGCCACAATGTCATTTTCTAAAGGTCTTACTCGTAACTCGATACGATTATCACCAAAGGTTCCTTTAATGATAGTCATATCGTACAATTTAACTTCACCTTTTGCATAATCAACATCACCAACATTATCGTCCAAGAGGACTTTTTCGCCAGTGATTCCATCTAGTCTATATAGGATCATTTTGCCAAGGCGATCCTCAAGATACACTGTAAATGTTGGGTATTCTGTTACCACGAAACCCGTTGAAGACACTACGGGGTCGTCATCATCGAGGAATGCATTTTGGTAACAAACTTCGTAGTAAGAAGTCGAATTAATCTGAGCGTAAAAATCCTTTCTCATCGTCACTGAAGTGAGATTGGAATTGATAGAAACGTCAGAATTGTCGATTACAGCAACTGCTTTACTGTATCTAAACTTACCGTTAAATTTTTCTGTATTAGACGTGTTGATGTAGGACTGAAACTCAGAGATTGCATTGTCTCTAATTTGAGTCTTAGTCAACTCAGTTTTAGACGAATCGAAGAATATTCTGCTGTTGACCTCAACATATAGAATAGATGGGTCAATTAACTCAGGTGTGATTGCAGCAACACGATAATTCTTGAGTTTTCCTCTAATTTCTTCTTTAGTAACAGAAGTCAACCTAGCAGCATCTTCTGGTTTGACTGCAATAAAGACTTTACCGTATGCAGGTGGGTCTTGCTCCTCACCACCAAATACAATGATGTCACTAACTGCTGGATACAGATTACGAACAATAGCACCGTAGTCACCAGCGGTCACTGCACGGTCTTGTGCGGCAAACATCTTAGGAGCGGTAAACTTGATCTTATCGACGCTCTCTGCTGCTGTACCGCCTGCTGCAGCGGTCACAGTAGACACAGCAGCACCAACAGATGCTGGATTGTTTCCAGCCTGGTTTACGAGGGTTCCAGAGAACGTAAACGTCCTTGCACCGTTAGATTCTGCACCAGCAGTGACTAGATACGAAATCTCAATCTTCTGTCCGTTTTCTAGTTTTCTGCCTAGGACACCATCACCAAATAGAACTTCATACCTCTGCTCGGATATTTCTTCCAAGAAGTAAATTTCGGATGATGGTTTTGCTTCAAGGATATTCTCAGATAACTTATACTCTGTGAATATAGTATTTACTGCTGATGGATATACCTTGACCTGAATAGTAGATGTATCAATGCCAGGGTTATCAAGAATGAAACGCTGACTAGTCAATGCTGAATTGAAAGTGTATGTGTTAGTCAACATAGCACCTTCTCTAAGTTCTAGACCGTCAAAATTTACGACGCCATTGACGACCTGACCTAGAACGTCTCTCGTTACTGCATACTGATACAGTGTGTTATCAAACGAGGAGACAAAACCTGTTCCTGCCTTTAGTGTTAAACTTGTGTCTGTAGTAGCACCAGCATAGGTAACGGCAAGGTTTACTTTTGCTGTTGGTGCTGTTGTTGACTTTGGACGATATCCCAACTGCTTAGCAAGAGAGACAACGTTGTCTCTTAGACTAGCAGAGTCAATGAACATCTCATTGACAGTCATGTTGGCATTGAATGCCGTGTAGTACGTATTATATGCCAGTGTGTCAATCAACGTTGCTAACGCTGATCCCTCAAAGTCATAGTCAGTGAAATCAGAATTCGCCCTTAGGTAATCTTTGAGGGCGGCTTTGATATCACTAAAATCTAAATTTGCTACCTGTGTATATGGCATTTATCGTGTGCTCTCTAGGAAGAAATCAACATTCACGGGTACATCCTCTCTGCCAACGATCACGAACGATAGTTCTACTTCAAATCCGTTGCTGTCAAAATCTGGAGTAATGAGCACAGTGTCTACAATTACACGAGGTTCATAATTTGTGATGGTTTCTTCCACTGCTTGTTTGATTAGAGCAGCAGTACCAAAATCTAGAGGTTCAAATAACAACCTGTAGATATCAGACCCCAACTGAGGTTGAAAAGGTCTCTCCCCCTTGTTTGTAAGGAGGAGATTACGAATAGATTGAATGATGGCAGCCTTATCCTTGACAACGACTAGATCATCGCTGACAGGGTGTTTCTTAAAAGTAACGCTCAAATCCTTGAACGTTGGAAACGCAGGCATGGAGATACAATATGACTACGTTTTATTTATTCACTTGCCACAAAAGCCATCTGCCCACTCTTCTTGGTTGTCAAAGAATTCACCTTCTCTGACATCCTTGAGTTTCTGTGCCCTCTTTAAGTGCCTCTCACTGTCTACTTCTGTAATAAGAGTCATTCCAGACTTTTTAAAGTCTTCTCCCTTATCCACTCTCTTGTCCATTTGTGGTCTCCGTCCGTAGTTTTCGTTCAGCATTAGTT